CGAGCCATTAAATATCGGTGCAAACAACCCGCTAGGCGAACAGCAGCTAGAGCAGAGGCGCACCGCGATCCGCGCGGCGTTCTATGTAGACCAACTGATCCTGGGCCAAGGTCCGCAAATGACTGCGACCGAGGTGATCCAGCGCACTGAAGAAAAAATGAGGCTGTTGGGTCCGGTCCTGGGTCGTCTCCAGGCCGAGCTGCTGCAGCCGCTGATCGATCGCACGTTTGAGATCTTGTCACGTCAGCGCCAGTTTGAGCCGTTTCCTGAGCAGCTGCAGACTGAAAACCTGGCTGGCAGCGGTATCGATGATTTCCAGATTGAATACGTCTCGCCGCTGGCAAAGGCGCAGCGGTCTGGCGATGTCCAGGGCGCACTGCAGATGGTCGAGTTCCTGATGCCGCTCATGCAGATCGATCCCAACGTCATCGATTACCTCGATATGGATGGCCTCGCGCAGCACATTATCAAAGTGACCGGCACACCGGCTGTAGTCGTCCGCGGCGACGCCGAGGTCGAAGCCATTCGCGAGCAGAAAGCCGAAGCAGCTGCTCAGCAGGAACAGATGCAGATGATGCAGCAAGCGGCAACGTCTGCCGGTGAAGCCGCGCCTGCGCTGCGTGCTGTCGGGGATCCAGAACTTGATGTCGAGCAGGCCGAAGAACTTATAGGGCTTGGTGCCTGATGACGCCTGACGATCTGCGCGCGACATACAAGGCAGTGTTCGGCCAGGAAGACGGCCAGGCATTGTTAAACGATATAGAACGCCGCTTTGGCTTGTGGCGAACGAGCTACGTGCCGGACTCAAACGAGACCGCATTTAGAGAAGGGCAGCGCGATGTCGTGCTGTTCATACATTCCATGTTGAAGGATCAACCAACCCAAGAGGAGTAAACGCATATGTCCGAAGAGCAGGTAGCGGAGGTCGCGGAAGCGGAAGCCCCGTCTGGAGGAGAGGACTGGAGATCGATGATCTCTGAAGATTTACGCGGTGATACATCGTTGCAGCACATTGGCTCGATCGATGCGATGGCGAAGTCTTACATCAACGCACAGAAAATGGTGGGCGCGGACAAGGTTGCGATACCAGGCAGCTGGGGCACCGATGAAGACTGGGGTCTTGTTTACAACAAGCTGGGCAGACCCGACACGCCAGACGCATACGAGTTGGAGCTGGGCGAGGACGCCGGTGACTTCAACGACTGGTATCGCCAGACCGCGCATGAAGTTGGTTTAAATAACCGCCAGGCGGCAGCGCTAGCCGAGAAGTACTCCGAGTTTGCGCAGGCAAATCTTGCGCCGCAGGAAATGTCTGAGGCTGATCAAGCGGTACACGAAGAGCAGATTAAAGGGCAGCTGCGCGAGGAGCTGGGCAACAACTGGGAAGACCGGCTGGGCCTGGCAAACGATTTGATGAAGGAGCTAGATGCTCCAGCGTTGTCTGAGATTACGCTGAGCGATGGCACGTTGCTGGGTGACAACCCGGACATGATCAAGTTCTTTGTAAGCGTGGCAGAAACAGTTGCGGAAGCAACCGGCGAAGATGGATTTGCCGGTCGCGACAGTCGGCCCAGTGTCAGCGACACCGAGCTGCAAGACCGCATATCTCAACTAACAATTGCCAATGGCCCGTATTGGGTCAAAGAGCATCCAGACCATGACCGCATTGTTGAAGAGGTGCTGGGCCTGAGAGAGGTGCTGCATGGAGAATGATGAATTACGCTTAGAATGCCTGCGCCTTGCCGTACAGTTCGGCAGTGCGCGCACGATAAACGATCCGGTTGATCTCGCTGAGAGATACTTCAGTTTCGTGAAACCCGCGGATAAGTCTAAGTCGGCCCCGCGGCGCAAGCCTGTGAGTAAGGCGGAGTAGTTGGCCTAACTGACAGTGAGCCAGGCGCAAGCCTGATAACCCACGCATACATTCAACCACAACTGTAGGAGCATTGAGTCATGAGTACTCAAGTGAATACGGCGTTTGTGAACCAATTCAGTTCCAACGTCGCTATGCTCTCGCAGCAGATGGGAAGTCTGTTGCGAGGTGCCGTGGACACCGAAAGTGTCACCGGCGAAAAAGCCTTCTTCGACCAGGTCGGAGAAGCAGCCGCAGTAGCGCGGTCGTCAAGACACGGGGATACCCCGCTCGTCGAGACGCCACACTCGCGGAGAATGGTCAGCCTTACTACTTACGAATGGGCTGACTTGATTGACGATGCTGACAANGTTCGTATGTTGATCGACCCGACGTCCTCGTATGCCCGTGCGGCTGCGGCGGCGATTGGTCGTGCGATGGACGACACCATCATCAGCGCACTTGGTGGCACCGCGAAAACTGGCAAAGAAGGATCGACATCTACGTCGTTCCCAAGCGGCCAGAAAATCGCGCATGGTTCTGCCGGCCTAACGGTTGCCAAGCTGGTATCCGCGAAAAAGCTGCTCGACGCCCAAAGCGTTGATCCATCTATTCCGCGTTATATCGTTGTCAGCCCCGAGCAGATCGAAGACCTGCTCAATACGACCTCTGTAACTTCAAGCGATTTTAACACGGTGGGATTCGCCTAGCTTGCTGGCAACAGCTTGCTGAAACTCAGTCAAATTCGGGGAAGCCTTAACAGGTAATGCTGATGGTAATCGCGAGCCAAGCCCTTCGGGGAAGGTGTAGAGACTAGACGGCTGACACCCCTAGCGGGTGAAGGGATAGTCCAGACCACAAAGCCTATAATATCATTATAAAACAATGATTTATGGGACCGCGGCGAAAGCCGTAGTTGGTAAGGAAAGCGCTTGTACAGGGTGACATCGACACGTTTGTCGGTTTCAAGTTCATCACTTCTAATCGTCTGTCAGACGATGGCACTTCTCGCCTTTGCTACGCATGGGCGCAGGATGGCTGCAAGCTGGCAGTCGGCAAAGATGTGATGGCTCGGATCGATGAGCGCAGCGACAAGTCTTATTCCACGCAGGTTTACTACTGCGCGACCTTCGGTTCGACCCGAATGGAAGAAGACAAAGTCGTTGAAATTGCGTGTAACGAGTAGAGGAGGGAATAGTCATGGGTACTAAAAACTCTGATATCGTTGCAGCGTTTGAGGCAGATCCTCCGACACTGAGCGCAAGCCAGGATCTACATGGCGTAGTGCGTGTAGCCGCTGGCACCATTGAAGTTGCAGCAGGGGACTCTGACGATGATGACATTGTCATGCTTGCCCAAATTCCTGCCCACGCGAACATCACCCAGCTCTTTATTGGGTCTGATACGCTTGGCGGAAGCTGCACGTTCAATGTTGGGATCTACACCACGGCTGGCGTAGTCAAAGACGAAGACGTCTTTGCTTCTGCGGTGGCCGATGCTGCAGCGATGGCCGACGTTCGCTTTGAAGCCGCGAACATCGACACTGCTGGTAAGCGGGTGTGGGAACTTGCCGGGGATTCAGTCAATCCCGGTGGGTACTACTACATCGCAGCGACGATGGCTGCGGCTGGCGGAACTTTAGGAACGATGTCGTTCCTGATTCATTACGTCATCGACTAATTGGGTGGGGGGGCTTCGGCTCCCCCTCTCTTTTTTGAGGATTCAAAATGGCATCAGACGTAGACATTTGTAACTCCGCGCTGAACATGATCGGGGCGTCTAATATCATTTCGCTGACCGAAGACAGTAAAGCGGCGCGCGTTTGCAATCAGCGCTACGAATTTGTCCGCGATGCCGTGTTTCGCGCTCACCCCTGGAACCCGTTGATCCGCCGCATCGAGCTGGCGGCTGACGAAGAGACACCGGCGTTTGAGTTTGAAAAATTTCACACACTGCCGTCTGACCCGTATTGCCTGCGCGTGCTGCGACCGGAAGATCCAGACACAGTGTTCAGAGTAGAAGGCCGCAAGATCGCGTCCAGCACTACGCCGTTCAAAATGATCTATGTGGCGCGTATTACGGATCCCAACGAATACGACACACTACTTATCGAGACTATTGCTGCGCGCTTGGCAGCTGACATCAGCTATGCCTTGGTGAACAGCGCGTCGCTCTCGCAGTCGATGCTGGGTGTTTATGAAACCAAGCTAAGCGAAGCGCGCTTTGTTGATGCAACGGAGGGTACGCCTGACAATATTCTCAACATCGATCGCGCGAGCTATAGCGAAAGCGACATTCTAATCTCTTCGAGATTTTAATGGTCAAGTTCACGAAGGCGTTCACGAATTTTACGGCGGGTGAAATTACCCCAAAGCTGTTGGGTCGTACCGACATCGCAAAGTACGAAAATGGTGCGGAGACTGTTGAGAACTTTTTAGTCGAACCGCACGGTGGTTTGACGCGCCGCCCAGGCACGCGGTTTGTCGCAGAAGTCAAAACCAGCGCTAACCAGGTGCGGTTGATACCGTTTGAGTTTAACGTCGAACAAGCCTACGTGCTTGAGTTTGGGCCGTCCTACTTTCGTATCTACAAAGACGGCGGTCAGGTGACATCGAGCGGCTCTGCTGTTGAGGTGGCGACACCTTATGCAGCAGGCGATTTGACTAGCCTCAAGTTCGCGCAATCAGCTGACGTAATGTACGTGGTCTCTCCAAGCCACAACGTGCGAAAGATTACACGCACCAGTCATACCGCCTGGACGATTACCGAGGTTAATCTTGCTCGCGGCCCGTTTCTCGATCAAAACATAACGACCNCCACCCTGACCTCAAGCGCGCGCACTGGCAGCGTCAATATAACGGCATCAGCTGATACTTTTGTCAGCACCGATGTGGGACGGCTCGTCAAAATCAACGAAGGGTTTGTAAAGCTCACAGGTTTTACAAACGCAACCACCGTAGCAGGAACGGTACAGACATTAGAGGACGGTCGATCGGAGCTGCTACCCAGTTATACAGCCTCAACGATTAGTTTTCACGAAGGAGATCCTGACTCTACTGGCCTGGAGCATAACGATCGTATCCAGGACACCGCATTTGCTTTTATCGATCAGGGTTTTGAGGTTGGTCAAACAATCGTCGTCAGCGGTACATCGAGCAACAACTCGACAGCTGGCTACAAAATTGTCGAGGTATCTGACAGCACGCTCATTTTAACACCTGGTAACGATCTAGCGGCAGAAAGCGCCGGGTCGAGCTTTACGGTGGAAGGCAAACTTGAAGCCGACGACAATTGGGCACTCGGAGCGTTTTCAGAGACTACTGGGTATCCGCGCGCGGTCGCATTTTATGAGCAACGCCTGGTATTCGCTGGAACGAGTGAACAGCCGCAAACGCTGTTCTTTTCCCAATCAGGTGATTTTGAAAACTTTGAGGCAGACGTCGAAGACGATGACGCGATGGTCTACACGATCGGGTCAAATGAGGTAAACGTCATCCGCTTCCTATCGTCTACGCGCAACCTAATTGTAGGCACATCAGGCGGCGAGTTTGTGGTGCGAGCGAGCGGCACAGACGAACCGATTACGCCGACGCAAATTCAAATTAAACAGCAAACCAATCACGGTTCAGCTGATCACGTACCAGCCCAGGTTGGTAACACGGTGCTGTTCCTACAGCGCGCCAAACGCAAACTGCGCGAGCTGCAATTTAACTTCGATGTCGATGGGTACGTGGCGACCGATCTAACTATCATCAACGAGCATATTACCAAGGGCGGATTGACAGAGCTGGCGCATCAGCAAGAGCCGCATGGCATCTTGTGGGGCGTGCGTGCTGACGGCCAGCTGGTATGCATGACGTACAAACGGGAAGAGCAGGTAGTGGCCTGGTCGCGCCAGGTGCTTGGCGGTGCGTTTGGCACTGGCGACGCAGTTGTAGAAAGCGTCGCGATTATCCCAGGAGACCTGGACGAGGATCAGGTGTGGGTCGCTGTAAAGCGGACAGTGAATGGTGCGACGAAAAGATATGTCGAGTTCATCCGGGATTTCGAGTTCGGCACAGATGTTAGCGATGCCATATTTGTAGACAGCTCGCTGACCTTCACAGGTGTGACCAGCACGTTAGCCGGTGATGAGGCAGCTGATCAAACGACAATTACCCTGGCTGACGCTTCGTCGTTTTCAAGCGCGGGTGCCATAAAGATCGGCTCCGAGGTTATTACGTACACCGGCAAAAGTTCTAACGATTTAACAGGCTGCACGCGGGGCGTAGTTGGCGCAGCTGCAGCACACGCATCCGGCGCAACCGTCACGCAGGCTGCGATATCGCTATCTGGTTTAAGTCACTTGGAGGGACAAACGGTCAGCATATTGGGCGACGGTGCGACGCATCCTAATAAAACAGTGTCTTCGGGTGCGGTGACGTTGGATCGTTATGTCACCAAGGCGCACGCCGGTCTGTCCTATAACTCAACGCTCAAAACATTGCGGGTCGAAGGCGGCAGTCAGCAGGGTACTGCCCAGGGCAAGATTAAACGCATAAATGAGATTGTGGTGCGCCTGCTTAACACTGTTGGGCTGCAGGTAGGCAAGGACGTGTCCAATCTTGATATCGTTCCGTTTCGATCTTCTGCCGATAAAATGGATGAGCCGATCGCGCTGTTTACGGGCGACAAAGAAATTGAGTTTGACGGCGAGTTCGACAGTGACGGGCAGCTGGTGGTCCAACAGGATCAGCCACTGCCGATGACTGTTCTCGCTGTCTACGCAACGCTGTCTACTTTTGATCAGTGAAGGTTATCCCGTTTGACCCAGCGCACGCTGTTGAGCTGGCAAATGGCCCGTTAAAGATCGAGACAGAACGACCAAGCACAGATTTGGCAGCGCACTACGAGCTGGCAGCGTCCAATGGGCTGTCGTTCTCCGCAGTCGATAACGGTTGGCTAATCGCTGCAGCTGGATTGATGCCGTTATGGCCTGGCGTCGCGGAAGCCTGGCTGCTGGCAAGTAGCCGCGTCGATCGGCACCCGGTCACTATTGGCCGACTGGTGCGCCAAGGTTTGTTTGAGAAAATTGAAACGGAGCAGCTGCATCGAGTGCAGGCTGTTATGCGGAGTGATCAGCCGATGCTTTTACGCTGGGCACGGTTTCTCGGCATGAAACACGAAGGACAAATGCTCGCATACGATCAGCGCCGAGCTGATTACGACAGATGGGCATGGACTAGGAAGGATGACGAATGGGCTTAGAGACAGCTTTATTGGTTGGCAGCGTTGCGGCCTCTGTTGGCGGCAGCGTGATGCAGGCGGGGGGCGCAAAAGCAGCTGGCAAGGCTGCTCGTACTACTGCTGAGTACAATGCGTCGATCAGCGAGCGCAACGCGAAAGTCGCGGAAAACGAGGCTCGTTATCGTAAACAGCGCGGTGATTATGAGGTTGCGCAGTTCTCGAAAGACTTCCGCGCAATGCAAGCCGCAGCGGCAACGCGGTTCCGCAAATCAGGCGTCGTCATGTCTGGCACGCCTTTGAAGGTTTTAGCAGAAAGCGCAGCGGAAGCAGATGAAGAGAAAAAGACGATAGCTCTGTTGGCGCAAACCGACGCCGGTCGGATGGAAGAGAAAGCAAGATCGGCAAGACTACAAGGACAGCTGACGCTTTTGGAAGGGCGGCAAAAACAACAGGCTTACAATATGCAAGCTCGATCAGCCATGTTCTCTGCAGTCACCTCTGCAGCGATGGGCGGCTATCGAATTAGCCAAGCCCTTCCGAGTGGGACCATTAGCGGCGGATTGGGCGGGATGGGATTAAGTTCTGGTGTGCCGCAAATGGGCAACACTTGGCAGGGTGGGGGCTTCTAGGGCATCGCATGCATGAAAATACCTACTTACCGTCAGAAGACTGCCCGGCCGCGCCAGGGCAGTGGTCAAATGCTTAATGTGCAGCTCAGTGAAGCAGCTATGACAGCGACTGCGCAGCAAACTATCCAGAGCGGCAGGCAGTTGGCGCAGACCGCGTCTCAGTTCTCTGACTTTGCCTACAAGAAAATATTGGCGGCGTCCGAGACTGAAGCCGCACAGGCAAACGCGGATTACCAGATTGATCTGCAAAACCTAGAGGAGGAGCTGCTCCTTAAAAAAGACATGGTCAAAGCGGAGAGTGAGTTCACGCGCCGGTCTAGACAGTTGCAGTCGAAATACAACAAGGGCTTGTCGAACACGCTAGGTCGGAAATCCTTTGGCTCGCTGGCAGCAAGTTCGCAGACAAAGCAGGCTCTGAAATTCAGCCGCCTGGCAAATGCTAAAATTATTGACCAAGCAACAGCCGCAACGAACAACACCGTATTTAATCATAAGCGCAACGCTGCGGATCTGGGTTCCCAACCAATACAGCGTATGTACGAAATTGCTGAGCTGCGCAGAACACTGGAAAACGCAGCGCCAGTGATTGGCGCGGACAAAGCCGCAGAGAAAATGCGCGAATCCTTTGCAGACATCACGTCAGGCATTCTCAACAACCAAATGGACGCCGCGGTCGCTGCTGGCAAAAACCCCCATGACGTGGTCGAAGACTGGATGGCTGGCCGCAACACTGATGCGGTGTTGGCTGAACTCGACACCGCTGTGTCCGATAAGGACAAGGCAAAGATCAAAGAAAAGCTGCTGCAGAATGCGGATCGCATTGATCGGCGCGCGGCGCGCGACGAAAAGCGGAAAGCCGATGCAATCAAAGCAGACACAGCGCAAACCAAGCAGATTATTTTCAGCGTTGACCGGACAGACCCAGCGAGCGTCGTGCAAGCAGAACTTGCGCACCAAAAAATGGTCCGCCTTAATCTGTACGATAGCCGATCAGAGCGCAAAAACGCGGAGCTGATGCTGGGTCTCGGCGATGCGCCAGGTCGCACAATTGCTG